ATATCAAGAGGATTTAAAGACATTAGTTTGTCTTTTACCCCTCATCCTGTCACAAAAGATCTTACAATTCTCAAAAATGAGAACGCAATTAAGAAATCTGTAAGAAATTTAGTGCAAACCATCCCAACTGAGAGATTTTTTAACTCATCATTGGGTTCAGAGGTGCGTGATAGCCTATTTGACTTCGTAGATTTTGGTACTGCGTCTGTTATACAGAACCAAATTGAAATTACACTTGAAAATTTTGAACCTAGAATAGATAATGTAGTAGTTGAAGTAAGACCAAGACCAGATTTGAATGAATTTGAGGTTACGGTATTTTTTGATATTGTTGGACAGGAAATTCCTACACAAGAATTCACATTCATGCTCGAAGCAACAAGATAAATGCCTTTTACTAAGTTTACGAACCTAGATTTTGATCAAATCAAGACATCAATTAAAGATTATCTCCGTGCAAACTCAGATTTTACTGATTTTGACTTTGAGGGGTCAAATTTTTCCGTTTTAATTGATACTTTAGCATATAATACGTATATTACAGCATTTAACTCTAACATGATTGTAAATGAGTCGTTTTTAGACTCTGCTACAGTACGTGAAAACGTTGTTTCACTTGCTCGAAACGTTGGATACGTACCAAGATCAAGAACTGCTGCTCAAGCTACAATATCTTTTGACATTACTACAAGTGGAAATACACCAACACTAACTTTACAAGCAGGATTAGTTTGTGTAGGCACAAGTAATGATACTTCTTATGTTTTTTCAATTCCAGAATCAATAACTTCAGTTACAAATCAGTTAACTGATAGTGCAGGTAATATAATTTCAAGTACATCCTCATTTAATAATATAATTGTATATCAAGGAACTTACTTAACAAAAACCTTTACTGTTGATGGGTCACTTGATCAAAGATTTATTCTTGAAAACTCATTTATTGATACTTCAACCATAGTTGTTAAGGTAAGTGGTATTTCTGATACTACTGAAAGAGAATATCGTAAAGTTGATAATATATTAAACATAACTGATACTTCTGAAGTATACTTACTACAAGAAGTAACTGATGAAAGATATGAATTACTTTTTGGTGATGGAGTTTTTGGTAAAAAAATAGATAACGATGCAGTAATTACTGTTTCCTATATTGTCACAGATGGTGTAGAAGGTAACGGTCCAGCATCTTTTAGTTATGCAGGTAGTGTTGTATCATCTTCAAATCAAATTCAATTACCATCATCCACACCCACTATTACAACTGTCTCATCGGCATCTAATGGAGGCAACATTGAGTCAATTGACTCAATTAAGTATTTTGCACCTAGACTCTATTCATCACAGTACAGAGCAGTTACAGCAAGGGATTATGAGTCAATAATCCAAACAATCTATCCAAATACTGAGTCAGTATCTGTTGTTGGTGGTGAAGAACTTGATCCACCTGAATTTGGAACAGTTTCAATCACAATCAAACCAAAAAATGGTGAATTTGTATCGGACTTTGATAAAACACAAATTTTATCAAAGTTAAAAAGTTACTCATTAACAGGTATCAACCAGAAAATCTTAGATCTTAAATTATTATACGTTGAGCTTGATTCATATGTGTACTATGATCCTTCTAAGGTATCCACAGTATCTAATTTAAAAACTAAAATTATAAATGGATTGACAACTTATGGTCAATCCACTGAACTTAATAAATTTGGTGGTAGATTTAAATATAGTAAAGTATTAAATGTAATTGATAATATTGATAGTGCAATATCATCAAATATAAGTCGTGTTATTATAAGAAGGAATCTTAAAGCACTTACAAATCAATTCGCACAATATGAATTATGTTATGGTAATAGATTTTACATAAATCCTATAGGAAGAAATATTAAGAGCACTGGATTTACAATTCAAAATCAAAATGATACTGTATATTTTACAGATATACCAAATAAAAATATAAATGGTAGTTTAGATGGAAGTGGAAAGGGAATTATAGCTATAGTTAAGGGTGATGGAGATCAACTTGTAGTGGCATCTGCTGGAATTGTAGATTATGTACATGGTGAAATAATTTTAAATACAATCAATATAACATCAACTGAAAAATCAAATAATATTATTGAAATTCAAGCATTTCCAGAGTCAAATGATATTTTAAGTTTAAAGGACTTATATCTTACATTTGCAGTTGGTGATAGTTCCATAAATATGGTTAAAGACACTATTACGTCTGGTGAACAGATATCTGGTGTTGGATATAAAGTTACTTCAAGTTATTCAAACGGAGCATTGACAAGAGGATAATATGATAACAACTGGAATTGATAAGAGAGTCAAAGTCCAACAGATAATTGAAAATCAAATTCCTGAATTTCTACTATCTGAAAGTCCAAAAGCAGTAGATTTTTTAAAACAGTATTATATCTCCCAAGAATATCAAGGAGGTCCGATTGACCTGACTGATAATTTAGATCAGTACATAAAATTAGATAATTTAACACCAGAAGTTATAGTAGGTGAAACAACACTAACAAGTGGTATTGCAACAGTTGCAACCACAGTAAATGTAAGTAGTACCAAGGGTTTTCCTAAAGAATATGGTTTATTTAAAATTAATGAAGAAATAATTACATATACAGGATTAACCACCAATACATTTACTGGTTGTGTCAGGGGGTTTAGTGGTATTACAACACATCATGCAACAAATCAACCTAATGAACTTATATTTACCGACTCTACTGCTACAAATCATGAAACAGATGCAACAGTCATAAATCTTAGTGCATTATTTTTAAAAGAATTTTATAAAAAGACAAAAACAACATTAACACCAGGATTAGAAAATGTTGATTTTGTTAATAATTTAGATGTAAGTAATTTTATAAAAAATTCAAAATCATTATACCAATCAAAAGGAACTGAAGAATCGTTTAGAATTTTATTCAATGTTTTATATAATGAAACACCTAAAGTAATTGATTTAGAAGAATATCTTATAAAACCATCATCAGCAGAGTATATTAGAAGAGAGATAGTTCTTGCAGAAGCTATAGTAGGTGATCCTACAAAACTTCTTGGACAAACAATTATAAAATCTACTGATATTAATACAAGAGCTCCAATTGCAGCATCTGTATCAGAAATACAACCTTTTACTAGGAAAGGAAAAACATATTATAAATTAGGTTTATTCGTAGGTTTTAATGATAGGGATCTTATAGAAGGAACTTTCACAATACCAGGAATTACAAAATCAATAACTGATGTTTCTATAGGTTCAAGTGTTATAACAGTAGATTCCACAGTTGGTTTTGCAGCGACAGGATTTGTAATATCAGGAATAAACACAAATATTTACTATGGTAGTAAATCTTTAAATCAATTTTTTGATTGTGAAAATATTGTGTCACCAATATCAACAACAGATGATATTAGATCTGATATATTTTATTATGGATACGAAGATGCTGATTTAACTAAAAAAGTAGAGTTAAGATTAACTGGTGTATTGTCAGAGTTTGAACCAACATCTGATATAAGATTATTAACTGAAGGTGAAAAAATAACAGTTAAAAATGTTGGTGAAAAGATAATTGATCCACTTTTAAATAAATCTAGAAAACAAATATTTGCAAATTCGTGGATTTATAACACATCTTCAAGATTTCAAGTTAGTAGTATAAGTGGAAATAATTTTGTATTATTTACAAGAGATATTGACAAATCAAGTATTAAAGTTGGTGATGCAGTTCAAATACTTTTTAGAAATGAAGAAAATATAGCAGGAACAGGAGTTGTTAAGAGTGTTAGTTCGTCTACAAGGACTATTGACTTAGATCCTTTAAGTAGTGTAAGTGGTGGATCATTCACTGTTGACCCAAATAGAGATTATGATATTAGAAGATCTATTAAAACAGCAAGTAGTTCTACGGTTGATGTTGAATTTGGTAATAATGTCCTAACAGCAGATACAACCAATGTATATAATGATTCTAATGAGAATATGTATGTTGCGTCTAATTCCTTACCATCCTATACAATTACTGCATCTATACCTCAATCGATTCTACCAAATGCAACTGGAAATATTGATTTACAAGGATATAATCCTAATACATTAAAATATAGTGTAATATCTTTTTCATCAAATGTAAATTTTATAACTGGTGATGAAATAATATATACTGCTCAAGGCACTATAATTCCAGGTTTGGTTGAAGGACCATATTTTGTAGAAGTTTTAAGTTCTAAAAATCAAATTCGTTTATATAAATCTAGATCATTTATCCCAATAGCAGATTTTGAAGAATTCGAGTCTTTACCTTCAAACACAGGAACACATACTTTTTCATTAGTTGGCACTGTAAATCAAAAGATAGGTGCTCAGAAAATTTTAAGGGAATTTCCCTTAGAACCAAATATTATAAGTTCTAGTGATGAAAAAACTCTGCCAGGAACCACAGGACTTCTTATCAATGGTGTTGAAATACTAAATTATAAATCTAAAGATAAAATATATTTTGGACCATTAGAGGATGTAAAAGTATTAAATGGTGGTGCTAATTATGATGTATTAGTTCCTCCAACTTTAGAAGTATCTTTGTCATCAACTGGAGGCACAAGAGCATTAGTCCAACCTGTTGTTACTGGAGAAGTAACAGATATTCAGATAGATCCACAAGATTTTGATATACAAAAAGTTTTATCAGTAACTGTTGAAGGAGGAAATGGATCTGGTGCAGTATTTGAACCAATATTATCAAAAAGAAAAAGAGAAATATCTTTTGATGGAAGATTAATTTCACAGTCAGGTGGTATTGATAATGTTAATGAAACTTTAACCTTTTTATCTGATCATCATATATCGAGTGGATTACCAT